CTTTGCCATTCGTTCCTGCAATACCTTTTTCACCTTTGTCTCCTTTTGCGCCGCGGCCAGCAATAAGCTTAGCTTCGCCGTTAAATACGCCAAACAAGCCATAATCTTTAATATATAAATCGCCATTTTGATAAGTGGCTTCTTTATCAAATGTCTTTGCAAATCTAAAGCCTGCATTGCCAATACGCTCCCAATCGGCAGATTCGCCTGGCTCGTCAGCCGTGTCTTTTAATGCTTTAAAGAATTGGCCAATGTGATGCTGAACCATTGAGCCTTCGCGGTAAACGCCTGACTCCCAGCTTTTTGCCTCAAGGCCTGCACCATTTAAGCCGTCTTGACCTTTTTCACCTTGGGCGCCATCTTTACCATCAGCACCGGCTGGCAGATCAAACTCGAACTTTTGCTCATTATCTAATTCAATAGATAATTTATCATCTGCAGTTTTTTCGATTGCTTTAATGCCAATAGCTGATTTTTGCTGGGCGCTGGCTAATTCATCGACTCTTTTATTGACAGCAACCACTTCATCAATAATAGGCTCTAGCGCGTGGACTAGTTGCTTTTCAATGGTCATGCCTGCATCCTTTTTTTAACATGTTCAAAAATCATTGCTTTGGCAACATTAGGATCAAATTCTTTTGCTTGCTCTGTGGGCTCAGCGGGTGTTTGTTCCTGCAATTGTATACTGTTTGCTTGTTGACCAGAAGCGATTTGTTTTAATAAATTGATTGGCGTCATTTGAGCCTGGAGATAAGGAATATTTCCAGATTCTACCGGTTCCAATCCTTCTTTTTCACGTGCTTCATTTGGCGTAAATAAACCACCTTGAACACCTTTAGTTAGGCCTTCAATACGTCCCATGAAATCGGTCCGCAACAAAGCATCAACATCCAGCTCAATATACTGAGTGGCTGGTAAATCAAATGCTCTATCAAGACTTCTTTCAATATTTTCCAATAAGCTACCTAAAGAAATAGATAACCACATTGAGATTAATTGCTCCACATTGGATAATGTAGCTTTGCTTAGATCGCCAATAATTGGTAAAGGCACACCAAACACGCGAGCAATGTCCTCCATGCTCATACGCTGTGACTCAATTAATTGTGCATCTACTGAGTTAACTGATAACTGCTCAAATTTCAAGCCACCACCTAAGATTGGCATTTTGCCTTTTGCCCAGTCTTTTGACTGTTCATCAAAAGCTTCACGCAATCTAAGCATTTGCTCTTTACTCAATACCGTCTCAGTTGACAAAATACCTGATGGGCGGTTCATGTTATTAAAGAACGCTGCTTGTGTTTCACTCAATGCCACGTTAATGCCCACAGCCAAAGCTGCAGCTTTAATTGGAGATTCGCCAATTAATGGATGTCTTGGGGTATGCTGTCTAAAATGGATAATATCTCTAGCAGGCACAACATAGTCAATCTTATCTGGCACCATTGGGTTTTCGCCAATGCTATAGAACACTTCGCCAGTGTCTGGGCTTATTTGCGGTGAAGCAGATCCTTTTGGACAGATATGCAATGCAATGGGCGCCGAGCGATTATCTCTAATAATTAAAGCAATGCACTCGCCTTCAAATAACATTAATGAGACCACGTTGTAAATAAACTGGTCAAATGTTTGATATTCATTTGGGTAGCGCAATAATCTAGAGGCTGGAGACGTAGTAATTACTGAATGTTTGCCGTCAACGATTTCCTTGTGGCGTGGCCAGCATTGGCTAACAGCGCGAGCATTAGACATGACAGCAGCATAAACAGCTGGGACATTGCGGCTATTGCCGCCCATTGTCAAGCCTCTTTGATAACCATCGCCAAACGGGATAGAAAAAGCATTACCTAGCTCACCAAAACCAATTGCAGGACCTCTATATGAGCCTTCACCGCCGCCAAATATTGATTTGATACGTGAAACAAAGCCCATTATTTATCTCCCTCTTGGGACGCTTTACGCTTCTTTGTGGTTTTTTCTTTGATTGCCTCTTCATATGCGGCAACCGATACTGAATTCTCAATTTTTTTAAAACTATTTGCGCCACCAGCTGGACTCTGCGCATGACCGTCTGCAATTAACTTTTCAGCTAATGTCTTTTCGCACTCAACAAAGCCGGTGCGGCCATTTAACTCATTTAATTTTTTATATGCCCAGATTAGCATTGGAAGCCTCTTATAAAAACCCCAGGGGGTAAGCCCTGGGGGTATTTCACACTACTTTAAATTACCAAGCTACTGCAGTGATAGTCTGAACAGCGCCAGTGCGGTTTACAGTCCAATCAAGTTCCCACATTGCGCGGATAGCGGCAGTGTTTGTTTGATATAGGCTGCGAACTGGGTTGGCAGTTACTGAACCAACGATCTCCAACGGCAATGTGTCTTCCATGTGCAATGTAGCAACATCTGTTCCAACAAAGCGTGGTGCTGAGCCAGCGAAGTAAACTTCAGCAGCGTCAACCAAGTAAACAACATCAGCAGGCACGTTTGTTGATGTCACAACAGGCACACCAATCAATGAACCAGAAGACATCTCTGGGAATGCAACAGCGCCAACAGCGTTAGTAGCTAATTGCAAGCCCCAAGCACGTGCTGGGTTCATGATCCAAACTGGCTTACGACCAAGATTCAAGCTAGCCATTTGCTGCAAGCGGCCGCGCAAGTCAGTCATGATGTCAGCAACTGTGTCACCAGCAGAAGCAGCAGTGTTAGGAGCTACAACACCGTTTTGGATACCGGCTGGAGCAATTGCTGAACCAGCTGTGTTTGACAAGAATGCAACGTCAAGCGCTTGTGCTGTGTCAGTTACCATTGCTGAACGGATTACGTCCAAAATGTTTGGTGTTGAGCGCTCAAACAATTCATTGCTGAATGTTGAAATAACGCCCATTGACTTAGGTGTCAATACCTTGCTTGTGAAGCCCATTTGCTTAACAGGAATCGGAGCAGCTTCAGCTCTGAATGCGCCTGCTAGGTTAGGAGTCTCAGCGCGCATAGGGATCTTAATGCTCTGATAACCTTCAAATGTGTATTGGTTTAAACCAAGACGTGGGATAACAGATTCAGGCTTTAATGTGTCCATAAAAGCTGCATATGTATCACGCACTAATTCGCTTGCCCAACCTTGCACGTCTGTTCTTGCTGGTGCTGAGGCTGCTTTAGTAATAGCTGCAACGCCTTCGTCTGAGCCGAAGCGGTTAGCCAATACTGAATCAACTGAAACACGCTTAACGTGGGCTTCAGCAACAGCAATAACTGATTTGAATAGCAAGTCAGCATTTGCTTTGTTGCCCATGTGTTTAGCTTGAACAATGTTAGCAGCAACTGGAACAGACTTAACAGCAAGAGCTGCTTCAGCTTTACGCAATGTCTCTAAAGACTTAGCTTCTGTTTCAACTTGAGCTGATAGCTCTTCAACTTGGTGCATAGCTGAGTCGTCACCTGACTCTAATGATTTGGTAGCTTCAACTAAGCTGTCTTTGCTAGCGTTAAGCTTTTGCTCAGCCGCTACGATTTTTTCTGCGATTGTCATAATTAAATTCCTAATTATTTATTGGTTAAGGATAAAACTGCTTTTGAGATCGAAGCGGCAGCTTTTGCTCTCAGGTCGTGCAAACGCATTTCATGCTCTAGCTTGAGCTGGTCAACGTCTGCGTTTGGATTTGCATCCAAATTCTTAATAGCATAAATGCTAGCATCTGCATTGCATGGGATTGTCACTGCAGATAATTCAATGATTTCATATGATTTAAAGCGCAAACCTTTTTTCATGCGCTCAACTTCTAGGCCGCGGAAACCAATTGACAATCCACGCACTAGGCCAGATTTAATTTGTTTCCATGTCTTTTCCACATACTCAAGCTCTGAGTTTTTAGCAATATGTGCCTCAATCTCAATGCCCTTGTCAGTAACTTGTGCAGAGATTACCTCACCAATTGGTGAAGAATGGTCATGCTGAGCTAATAGTGGGAATGGTAAAGTGAATTTGGCGCCTTTAGGTTCGACAATATCGCCGGAGCGATCAGTCGATGGCGTGGAAGCAATGCCTTTAATAATGCGTTGCTCGTCATCAATCGATTTAACAACTAATGTTGACCAGGATTTGGTTGGGGTCATGGAAACACTCCTATGTTTCCATGATTATGCATAAAAATATTTGTTATGTATATCGCTAAACGATCCAAGAGTCAATA